GAAGGCCGCACATACCGATTTGGAGAAAAGGACAATGGATGCAATGCCCACCGGGAGACGGTCGGCGGTTTATCTTTCGAACAGTTCCTTTTGGGGGCAGCAAGGTTATAACCTTCAATTGCCTGGGCGAGATAACTGCCACTCGGTTTAGCGCCCAGGGGATCACCCCGCTAGAGGGCGAGGTTTTGCCATGGGGAATGTTGAATCAGGATAGGGCGCAGTTGCGGAGGGCTGTTTACCAGGGATTGGCCGCCGTGGTTGCGCCGAAAGAGGCACCAGCCTTTCATCGTGATATCTTCGATCTGGAGGTAACCCATGAGACCAGCAACCCCGAATTGAGCGGGTGCTGAAAGGAGAATAATGATAGATAAGACGTGTTCTGATTGTGGCGGTTCAGGGAAAACTGTTGGATATGGTTGTCCGGGTTTTCGCCAGATACAAATTACGTGCAACACCTGTGACGGGACAGGTGTGATTACACCGGAAACTGCCGACTGGAAAATCCGAGGCATCGCCATGTCTAAAGACCGGCAGCTACGAGATATGAGCCTACGTGAAGAAGCGAAACGCCTGGGTATCCATCCTAAAGAGTTGTCAGATATGGAGCATGGCCGTTGTGCCCCGTTTGATTATGACAGGTTTGCACAGGAGGCGACGGATGGATCAACTCATTGAGCGTAGTGTAGAGGTATTAGCTGCGGCTGTTAGAGACTACAATCCAATCAAAACTTATGTCCTTGTGTCTGGGGGTAATGATTCGACTACTGTTGCACATTTGGCTAAAACTTATGGTCCGCCTATCGATGCTTTTGTGCATATCAATACCGGAATCGGCGTGGAAGAACCTAGGATTTTTACCAGAGAATTTGCCGAATGGTTGGGCACTCCCCTCATTGAGAAATACGGCCCACGCACCTATGAAGATTTGGTCCGAGAACATGGCTTCCCTGGTCCTGGTGCCCATCGGTATATGTATAGTTGGTTAAAAGAGCGTCCGTTACGAGACGTACGGCGAGAAGCACAGGCTGGGCAAAACCGGCGTGTGCTCTTTATTACTGGGGTGCGGACCTCAGAATCACGGAGACGGATGGCCTATGTAGAGCCAGTGCGCCGAGAAGGTAACACGGTATGGGTGGCACCAATTCACCATTTCACCAATGAGGACTTGCTGGAGTATCGCCGAGAGCATAAATTACCAAGAAACCAAGTGGTTGAACTACTTCATATGAGCGGGGAATGTCTGTGCGGGGCTTTCGCTGATCCCAAAAATAAAGAACTGGAGTGGCTAGAGATTTGGTTCCCTGACGTGGGAAAACGTATACGGACCTTGGAGGATGAGCTACGCACAATGGGGGTAAAACGATGCACCTGGGGACCAGGAGGCGTTAAATCCAAGAAACCTCCAGGGCCATTATGTCAAAGCTGTCAACTGGAATTCCCCGATGTCTAAGTCTATAGACCGAGTAAGGTACTGTGCCATCAAGGAGCTACGCCGTGACTGACGCCATACTCAGGCACAACCAATATACTTATGGCAATGACAAAGCTAGGTTTTGGGATAAAGTCGATAAAAATGGCCCCTTGGAGCGGGCTGTCGTGGCGGCTGGCGGCATGCTGATGGAGATAGTCCTTGACTCAGTTAGTTAATCCGGTCAACTGGGACAGCCTGGTACGGGTGGCCCATCTGGAGGGCGGGGAGTACGACGACCGGCGCCATGCCTGGGACGACCCGGAATGGTTCCTCCGGTACAAGTTACAATGCAGTCTATTGACCGACAAACAGGCTGAGATTGCCTGGTCTCTCAAAAACCACACTCAGACCACGGTCAAGGGGGCTAATTCTACCGGCAAGGACTTTACGACCGGGCGGCTGGTCCTCTGGTGGCAATATGTCCACGATGAGGCCATAACCATCGTCTACGGGCCCACGTCCCGGCAGGTGTCCGACATTATCTGGAGGAACACCAGGGAAGGCTACAGGGGCGCCGTAGGGGGCCTCCCCGGCTATATGTACCCCAGGGCAGCCCGGTACGAGATAAGTGACACCAGGTACGCCCAGGGCTTTAGCGCCGACGCTGGGGGGACGGGGTCGGGTATTCAAGGCTTCCATAGCCCCCACATGCTGGTCATAGTAACTGAGGCCCAGGCTGTCGAGGACACAGAGATTGAGGCGCTACTAAGCCTAGGCCCAGAACGGCTGATCCTTACCGGCAACCCCCTGGCGACCGCCGGGGAGTTCTACCGGTCCTTTAACCAGTTTCGGGAACTCTACAACCCCATAACCGTCTCGGCCTTCGATAGCCCTAACGTTACCGAGGGCCGCATCGTAGTGCCCGGTCTGGCGACCATCGCGTCCATCCAGGGATGGAAGGACAGGTTTGGGGAGAACAGCCCGGTATACAAGGCCAGGGTTCTAGGGGAGTTCCCGGACAATACCGAGGATGCCATCATCAACCTAGCCCAGGCGGAGGCAGCGGTTCAGAGGACGGTGCAACTGGCTGGGGCGGAGGCGGTTCTGGGGGTCGACGTGGCCCGGTTCGGGGAAGATGACTCGGTGATCTACCGCCGCCAGGGCGCAGTCGCCAGGAAGGTCTACAAGATCAACGGACGGCCTACCACCCATCTGGCCGGTAAAGTCCTGGAACTGGTCGAGGGAGACCCCCTCATAGAGACGGTCGTAATCGACACCGTGGGGGTGGGGGCCGGGGTGTTCGATATGTGCAGAGAAACGTTCGCCCGACGGGGCCTTAATAACCGGGTCAAGTTGATACCCTTTGTTGGCGGGGCCAGGGCCCACCGGCCTACCCGGTACTTCAACCGGATCGCAGAGGCATGGTGGCGCATGAGGCAAGCGTTTGATATTCTTGACATAGAGAACGACGACGCCCTAATATCACAGATAACGACCCGGACCTATGAACTACAGCGAGACAGTACGATCCGGTTGGAAAGCAAGGTAAAAATGAAGGAACGCGGGGCCCCTAGCCCAGATGAGGCTGACGCCTTGGCAATGACCTTTGCCTACGTGGGCGCAGCCAAGAAAAGCACCCGTATGGACCGGTACGCCCAGACGGCCTCCAACAACGCCATGGGGCATACTGCGGAGCGGTACGTTGACACCGACACCGGGATTATTCCAGAGTGAGGTTATTGTCGTGAAAACTAAACAGATCGCATTGGTGATAGCAACCCCGCCAGATGGGGTATTGGAGCCGCGCCCTGGAATCAGGGTGGGGGAGGGATTGGCGATAGCACACATCGGGCGGAGTCGGGAGCATGGGGACGCCCAATATTCAATTACCCATGAGCCGACCGGGTATCGAATCGGCGAGCCATTCATTGACCAGAGCCTAGCAATTCGGTGTGCGGAGGAAATGGTGCGTCGGTGTTCCTTTGAACATCTCACATACGCATCTGTGATGGAGGAAGTCAAACCGCTGTGGAATGATGTGTTACTGCCAGTTTACGAACGTTACCATGGCTATGACGTCCAAAAAGCCGAGAAAGCTACGTCATGATCCAGCCGGCACCGTCCCCCAGGGATAACCTCGTTCGCATCCTCCATGAGACCATCCACCGGATAGAGACCGGGGAGCTTGTCCCCCAGCATCTAGCCCGGTACGTTCCAACGCTTGAGAGCGACCCGGAGCAACTAACCGGAGACTTCCGGCTTGAACTAACGGCAGTGATCTATCACGTCCCTTGGCGGCCTGGGATCACCGGGGAGGTACCGGTATGATTCAGTTAACACCTAGGGAAACGGAGGTACTGGCCGAGGTAGCTACAGGCGCGAACAACCGGGTTATAGCGGATCGGCTGACAATATCCATCAGGGCAGTAGAGAACTACTGCAATCTCATATTCCACAAGTTGGAGTTAACAAATAGGCCAGACACCCACTCTAGGGTGATGGCGACTCTAATCCATCTGGGATTAAGTGAGGAACACCGGGAGGTAGCGCCCAATGGTACTCCAAGCAGTTGAGGTATTCGTCAACGGGTTGTCCTTTGGGGACCCCAACATGGTGGCCCTTAACGATTGGCTCCAGAAGATGGAGGCCGAGCGCCGGGCCGACTACGCTTTGTTCCGCCGGTATTACGGCGGGGATCACCCGACCGAGTTAACCGACCGGCTAAAAAAGTTCCTCAACAGCGGTCTTAACAGCGGGGACTTGAAGTTCCGGGACAACTTTATGGAGGTCGTGGTCGACGCCTTGGCCGAGCGGCTTATGGTTACGTCCTTCGGGACCAACGAGGACGGGGACTCTAAGCCCGTGGCAGAGTGGGCCTGGAATACCTGGCAAGCCAACCGCATGGATGAGACCCATAGCATAGTCCACACCGAGTCGGTCATGGTGGGCGATTCTTACGTCCTGGTGGACTGGGACCCCCAGGAAGGCCGGGTATTCATAACCCACCAGCTTCCTGAGACCATCATCCCCCACTACAACGAGGCCACCAGGCGCATCGACATGGCAAGCAAAAAATGGGTTGAGCGTCCCATCGGGGAAGACATGCTAACCCGTCTAAACCTGTACTATCCAGACCGGATAGAGAAGTACGCTGTAGGGCCCAAGGATACCGTCTGGCAGAAACACCGGGACCCAGGGGAGGAAGGCTGGCCCCAGCCCTGGTTGGACAAGGCCGGGCAGCCAATGGGCGTCAACATCTTCCACTTCCGCAACAAGCCAGCCGGGTCAGACTTCGGGCAGTCCGAACTACGGAACGCCATACATATCCAGGATCTACTCAACAAGACGTTGATTGACCTGGCGATGATTAACGACAACGCCGGGTTTGGTCGGGCCTACGTGGTGGACATGAACCTGGACAGAACAGCGGTTGATATGATTCCAGGCGCGTTCTGGAGCATGAAGTCCGACGATGAGGGAGGGACCTCCAAGGTTGGCACTATCCCGGCAGACAGCCCGGAGGGGGCCCTCAAGACTATGGACGCCCTGGTTCAGCACATCGCTGGCACTACCCGGACCCCCCAGTACCTATTCCAGCTAATGGGCGGTGCGCCGTCCGGGGAGGCCCTTAAAACGGCGGAGTCGGGGTTGATAGCCAAGGCCAAGGACCGACAGGTCCGGTTCGGCAATGGGTGGGAGGACGTTATGGCCTTCGCCCTCAAAGTCCAGGAAACGTTCGGCCAGTCGGTGGGAGAACTCACTGAGCGGTTTGAAGTAGGCTGGGATGATCCCAACACCCGCAACGAGGTAGCGTTCCTGGAGTCGTTGGAAAAGAAAGCCGCCCTGGGGGTGTCCCAGGAACAGCTATGGCGGGAGATGGGCTACGACCAGGAACAGATTGACCGAATGCTGGAGGATCAGACGGCCACCAAGGTTCGGGATGCAAACGTTGGTGCTGAGATACTTAGGGGGTTCACGGCCGGGAACATTGAGGGCGGGACCCCATAATGGCTAAACTGTGGGGAACCTTAGCTGTGATCTGGACCGTTATCCTGGTGTGGGCGTTCGGCCTTGGCGTAGGTGTGTTACTTCCCCAGGTCTGCGGCCCATTCTGGAAACACCCTGGTTGGGGGTTGTGATGAAACAACTAAAGACGGCACTGGCATACCTCATCCTGGGGTTCAACTGGCTAACCCGGTGGCAGTTCTGGGATGACTTGGTCGAGCGGGCTCGGAACCATCTCAAGCCTAATTGACCGTGGTGCGACGACACGGGCAAGCGCGTGATCGGTAACCCTCGTGGACTCTGGATGGTAATGGACTGTGCGGAATGCGACGTAGCAAAGGGACTGGGGCCGGTAGGGCCGGGCGCTGGTGTATAGAACACCGGGTCCAACTGGTCAGGGGGGCCTTACGTTTGGTTCTGCCCAGCGTGTTTCCCTGACCAGGTTGGTGAGGATGGGAGAGCGATAGATGGATAAGACACTGGGCTGGGCCATTCAGCGGCAGGAAGCCATTGACGCTGTCGCATCGGCGGATTGGTATGAGCCGGGCAGCTTTGACGAATTTGGCTGCCCCAAAGACCGCTACCAGGAGGTAGTCCGGTTGGCTATGCTCATGGTGGGCCAGTTCTATGCCTGATTATCCTGAGGGGGAAGCCTGGGCATTGCCTATTACAGGCACATATCTTGGTCGGCTTTACGCCATTGCCTGGCCTCAGGGGCGCATGTATTTTGAAGGGTCTGTTGGATATGAATTAGTGGTCAATCCAACGGGCATGATATCAGACCAGGAACTGAAAAAGGCTAGAGAACGAAGCCGTATCCTTGCCAGAGCACACGCCCGCCTCCACCGCCCGCCTCCAGCCCAATTTCCGGCTATAGATCGGCCCAAGCGGCGGCGTAAGCGGTCCGTGGGTCCTTATGGATGGGAACGTCCGCGTATTGAAGCCGAAGAGTCTCCCAATGATGTGTCGTGTTCCTTTGATAGACCGTATCATCGAGGGGGTACCGACAACATTTTGGAACCCCCTGCAAACCATCCGCTAGGGGAAACTTACACGCCAGACAATTTGGGGCGCAAGACAGCTAAACATTTCGGAGCAGATGGCTACTGGGAATGGATACATGCCTGAGCCGGAAGCCGTAGCGTCTGT